CCCCTCGCGTTATTTTCGATTACGCTATCAAGAAAAGCACTAATCTGATTACGGCATTGATCAATAGTGTCTACCGGTACATATTTTGTACCTTCAGGATCTAATCCCACTCCTTTTGTACTATTCTCATCAATAGCAATCTCGGTGTCAAATATGACAGGAGTAAGACCTCTCTTTTGGGCAGTGGCAAGAATCTTGTTGACAATAAACGTCTTACCGGTTTGACTGGGTCCAGAAAAACCAGTTATTCTTCCCTTAGGTACGCCACCATCACGACAACTGCCGCCAAGAATAGCGTTAAGAGCATAACATCCAGTATCAAACCACTCATCAACTTTGCTAAGTGCATTTTCATTTAACATCGAAGCCTCGCTGTTAAGTTTATCTAACGACGCGAATATTTTATTAAGATCTTTACTCATAGATCTAGTATATATGAAGTATATTTAAAAACAAGTAAAAAATTACTCGTCAAACAACTTAATTACTTTTTCGTCGCCGGAATTGCCTGCAGTAGGAGCTACTGTGGCAGCAAACAACTTGTTATACTGATCAACAAGTCTAGGATCGTTGTCAATATCTTGACCGAGAACGATCGTTGCGAGGTTAAACTTCCAAACAGTTTCATTCTTTGATTTATCACCAATAAACTCACGGAAATAAAGTGGAATGGTCTGTACATTAAGTTGACCCTGTTGTGTGGGCTGTACATGAATAATGGCGGGGTTCTTTACTGTAAGAGATGTCTTGTCAGAATCTACTTGTTCAGCTAGGATTGTTCTTCCGATGTGATCAATAAAAGTAACTAAATTTTGTTTGCTCATACAACTAATTTAAAATAAGAAAAAAGAAAATCAACTGTTAAACAGCAAGAAGATCAAATAAATCTGTTTGTACCTGTGTTCCTGGTGTTTGTAGTTTCCAATTAACAGCTTCATAAAATCTTTCAATAACAGAAAAGATAATTTTCTCAAACATTAGTTCATAGTTCAATGCAAAGACGCTCTCGAACTCTTTAGGAAAATCATATTTGTATCCAATAACAGAAATACCAAATTTATTAGGCTGCTGAGCATAAAAGTATCTTACCTTATCACCAGATGATATTTTTTCATATTTTTTACCGGTATTAAATCTATCCAATAATATATTGTGATAATATGCAGCTTTTACATGCATAGGCATATGTTTGGCAGTATTAAACCCATCGCACTGCGCAGCATACTTTTCATAGCCCTTTATACCCATTACAAAAGCTACATCTTGAATTGGAAGCTTCTTGAAAATATCATACGTTTCATTAAAAATTTTGTTAGTGGTTGCAAGGTCTTTTGATAGGAGCATTGTTTCAATAATCTTTTTAACATACGGTTTAATCGGTGCAGGCATAGTCGTACGCACTACTTCTACGCCGGTATATTTGAACTTATCACACGGAATGCCTTCATCATCTAGAACATGTAATACGTATCTCTTTTTCTGTAAAAATAACCCTACATTAGCAATAGCCTCGCGCTTAAAAACTAGGCGACAGTCAATCGATCCAAGCGCTTGTTGCCCCCAAGTAACAATATGTTTATTGAGATAGTCTTCGATATCTTGAACTTGTTTGTAGTATTCAGGTGTTATTTTTCCCTTCTTATCTAGCATACTAATACCTAGATGTTTGACAATATGCTTAATAGATATATATGAGCTGTCGGTATCATTATAAATAATTGGCGTATCTTTAGCTAATGTTTCATCAGTTAGTCCCGCTTTTTCCTTTACATACTCTACTAGTAATCTGTTTGATTCTTTAATGACTGCTTGGCCAGTTAGTGTAATCGATTCAGCGAGTTCATCATCGCCAAGAGGGCTATGCTTATTGCCAAAGTAGCCATAGATCGTATTAATTAAAATCTTTATTGTATGTTGAGTTATATTTAGATTATCTATCTCGTGCTTAAGTTTAGCATACTCTTCGGTTCCTTTTTCTATATGTAATATTTTTCTCTTTAGTGAAGCTAGAGCGCGTTTAATTTCTACGCGTTTTTTATAAAAATGATCTACTGTAACAGGTATGATACCTTTTTCTTTTTGCGTAAAGAGCACTTTTGCTTTTGAAATTGCAATTTTCTCTTTTATGATAAAGTTAACAAAGTTTTCATTAGTTAAAGTAAACGACTGACCATTTACATGCTGAATAGTTACGCCTTTATCATCCTTATCAACAATCGTACCTACCTTAGTTTCAGGTGATAGGTTCAAAGTAATCATAACGTTGGGATATAGACTATTAGCGTCAAATGAAATTACATTTTCCTGAAACCCTTTTTGCGGTTCGCCGACGTATGCGCCGGCGTTCTGTTCATTATTTTGCTGATCTTTCTTATTAAAGGTCGGTATACGTTGTCCTCTTGTACGTGCTCTAATTGTACATAAACCGGTAATAACAGAAAGAGAACCAAGCGCGCCTTCAAATGTGGTAAGGCCGGCATATGCAATCATACGAAGTAGCTCCAGATACTGTAATTTCTCTTCTAGTCTTACCAGCAAATTAACGTCTTGAATGTTGTACTCAACAAACAGCTCCCAATTATCATCGGCTAGACTTGCTAAGTTTGTATCTCCGTAATCTACTTTATTCTGACTAAGCTCTGTTTCACCAATTGCATCGAGTTTATACGATTCCCGCAATACGGGGCAAAACCGTTTATAAATATCAAGATAATCTACGCACGATACGCCTTCAATATGCCAGTGTACTTGCTCTCTTCCGAACTTACCCGTAAAGGTAATTGGTCTTATATAGCCGACAGGTGATAATCTTTTTACTTCATCTTCTCCTAGAATACGTGTTATACGATTTACGATATAGGGCATATCGAAAAATTCACTATTCCATCCAGACAGAATATCAGGGTAATCAGAACAAATATAATTAACAAATTTAGATAAAAGATCTTTTTCTGTTTTACAGTATATGTAGGTAAGCTGCTCGGTTTTTTTGTTATATGGTTTTAGCCCCCAAGTTATAAAATGTTTTCTGATAGAGTCATAAACAGTTATAATATTAATAGGATGCTGAGGATCGTCCGGTTTTGGAAACTCATCTGGGCTATACGTCTCGATATCAATAAAAAGCGTACGAATAGGGTGCTGGGTAAATTCAGGCTTCTCGTTCTGCTCCCAAAATGTATCGATAAGAAATTGTTGCTGTACATTGATATTTTCAAAAATACGCGTTACTTTATTATCTTTTAAATACCGTGAGCGTTCTGCCTGATTGCGAAATCTCTTTTTCTTTAGCTTTGTATTAAAAATACTAGTACAATCTGGGTGATTATTTGTCTCTAAGTAAATATATGGCTCAAATGTTGTATCATAGGATATACGTTTGCCGTCATTGTCCCAAGTGAACAGACGCATCAATTGATCCTTCGGAAGATAGGCTACACCTCTATACATTCCATGTATTATATAACAGGCAAAATATTAAACAACTCAATTGTAAATTATTAACATCTTATCATGGCTAAAAATCTTTACATCCTTGATGCCCAAGTTGGTTTTGGCAGTTTCATCCAAATTTAAAAAATAATGTTTTGTTGGTGAACTGCATGCAGGATGTAGGTCCTCAATGATGTACATGCCGTTGGGTGTCAAGCATTTGTACAGCTTGTTGAAGCATATCATGTGATGTTCATGTATGTGAATGCCATCTTCAATTATAACATCATATGGCTTGTTGTTGACCAACACATCCAACGTTTCAGCCTTGCTTGTATCGCCTACAAATGTACTCACACGGGGTATTTGAAAATGACTACAATCCACAATATCAAAACCGTGGATTTCAGCTTTAGTGAAGTATTCAGATAGAACTCTCAAGGATGCACCGGGGCATCTTGGGTCTGCAATACCAATCTCTAAAATCTTTAGTGCACTGTCTTTTATGGGGCCAAATTGCTCATCATAAACCAAGCTATAACTGTGTTGATCGCCAAACTCTGTTCCTTTGTCTGTGTTGTATTTGTTACATAATTCAGTAAAATTGAGCATAAACTTATTTATGGTTAGTTATAAGCCGTTTATGGCATTGATGAGTTTGCGCTCTTTGGATCCATATGGATGTGTATATAGCTCAGCATATTTGTTTAGATTGTCGTCGTTTTCTAGCCATCTCTCTTCGGCCACTTTTCTATACTTAGCAGATAGGTTCATATACCTACCTTTCTTGGCTAATGTATCTTCGATACAACCAATCATCTCATCACCTGTCTTAAACTTAATTGGCGCTTCAGAATAGGTAATAAGGTCCTGACATGCAATTGGTAGACCAAAACAACATGCTTCAATATACTTTAGATCGCTTTTAGCTTTGTTAAAGGTATTGTCCTGCAGCGGAGCAACCAACATATTAACACGAAGATTATAAATTTTTTCCGGGTAAGAATAAAGTTGTTGCCATGTATGAAACTCGAGATCGCCATTAGAAATATAGGGGTGAAGCGGGAGCGGAAATGCACCTAAAAACACCCATCTATATTTATGCCTTGTTTTGATAATAGCATCACACACATGAGCAAAGTCATCATTCTGACCAACACGATTGTCGACATCAAAGTGTGCACCGGAGCCTGCATATAAAATACGAGGGCGCTTATCATTGGCATCATAATTTTCAGAAATACGTCTTTCGTTATAGAAATTACCCATCCAAAACTTTGGCGGATAGTTGGGAATAACAGTAACATTTTTATTGCCCGTTTTATCGATATAATACTGTTTCATAAAATCACATGTTACAGTAATTTCATCGCACATCTCCATGATTGTTTGCGCTGTTCGACGAATCTCTGGATCAGTAAATGCAGGCTTAAACTTATTATATTCTGGAATATCTTCACTAAAAACTAGGTCGTCAATTTCATAAATTAACTTAAATCCAACCTTACTGCTCATTTCTTTAAGAAACTTAATAAACTGCAATTGGGAAGTTGTAGCTTGGCGCTGAATACGAACAGCCTTAACACCGCGATAATAATTAGGATCAAAACACATAACTGTACTTCCATGTACAATGAGCTTTTGATGTGCATTAAGCATATGCTCTGGCCATATCATTCTCCAAAACCCACAGCCGCTATAATCTGCATAGTAATTTAAGCAGCGCGATAAATCAAGCTCAGGAGGTCTTGGTAAACTTTGTTGTGGCGATGCAGGTACCTGCGATGGAAATGGTGAAGGAAAGGGAGAAGCAAAAGGCGAAGCAAAAGGACTTGGATGCATATTATAATATTAACTACTATACTCAATATAATCAACTCGACGGGTAATACCGTTATTTTTTTCTAGAAAAATAATATCGCCTGTAGCAGCTTTAATACTCTCTTTTCTATGACTAATTACCATAATACATTCATTATATTTTTCAACGCGCTCTTTTAATATACTAATTACAAGCTCTACGCCTCTTTCATCAAGGCTCGAATCAAAGAGCTCATCATATATGCTAAAGTTAAAAGATACATCACCTTGAAGCCTTCTAATATCCATAAACGTAAAGAGACATGCAAGATCAACATTCTTACGCTCTGCGCCGCTAAAGTTAAAATAGGAGCAAGGTTTACCTTTGTTATCGACAATCTCTTCTTCAAAATACTCGTTAAATGTACAAATGCAATTAGCATCCATCTTTTTAAGATAATAAGCAAGCTTACTATTAAAGAGTTGTAGAATCTTTTTAACAATGTAGGATTTTACACCTTCTTCAGAAACTATAAATTTTACAACGTCAAGGGTATTAAGCTTTTCCTTTAATTTCTCTATTTCTGCTTTAACACCATCCAATCGATTGGCTTGGTCGGTAATAAGTGCGTCGTGTGTATTAGTATCTGTTTCTAAATCTTTTAAGTCCTGCTCAAGCTCTATCTGCCATTGATTAAGCTGTTTAAGGCGATCGTCGAGATTTTGCTTTTCTGTAATTTTATGTTTAATGGAGTTAATACTGTCTTTTAAATGCTGTATTTTAGTTTCGACTTTAGTCTGCAGCCCGAGTAACTGCTTCTCTTCTTTCTTTAATTCAACAATTTTTCCTTCATGTACTTCTATCTCATCGTTAATTTTCTTTTTTTCGTTTTTAATATGATTACGATCCGTGTCTTCAATCGATCTTAAACATGTAGGGCAAACATCTTTTTCTGTACCAACAGAAGTAAGTTTTTTATTATTTTGATTTATCAGTGTCTGATTCTCGCTAATAGAATGTCTTGCGTCTTGTATTTTTTTATCTAGCTTTAGATTACTTGTATTATACTCTTCTATCTCTTTTTTTAATTCGTTAGCGTCGGGTATTTCTAATTTTTCGAGGTTCTTAGTAATTTCCTTTATTTCTTTTGTATTGCTTTCTTGCCGACCAAGATATTTTTCTTTTTTTCTAGCCCTCTCTTGCGAAAGAGTTTCTTGTTGCTTTTTATGTGTAAGTATGTTTTTTTCTATCTCATCATGCTTGATAGCTTCCATATCAAACTGCTTCTTGTGTTCACTTATATCTGCTTTAAGCAAATTTAACATATCACTAAAAATACTAAGGTTAAAAATATCCTCAATAAACTTTCTCTTTTCTTGTTTTTTCTTAGCCATAAACGGAATTGTATTGTTTATGGTCATAATGACGCAGTTTTGAAATATCTCTGGCGTACAATTAAACTTCGACATAATAAATGAGTTAGTATTTGAGATACTATCTCTCGTCTTATCTTCTTTATCTACGTATATAAAACACTTAGAGGGTTCTAAGGTACGAATAATCTGTATTTGTTCTGTTTTATCAAACTGCTGTATTGTTACATCTAAGATAACTTCACAATTTTTCTTATTGACATTATTAATAACGTGCTCTTTTTTAAGATCTCTTAACGTTTCTCCAAAAACAGCAAAATAAACTGCATCAGCAATAGTTGATTTACCAACGCCGTTTCTCCTATCTTCTTTATCTTTATTAATGCCCGTAATAATATGTAGACCTCTCTTAAAGTCTACAGTAACAGGGAGATTACCCACAGATAAAAAGTTTTTAATACTAATTTTATTAAAAGTAATATTCTTCATGTACTGTTAGCCCTTTTATAAAGATCTGTACAATAACGAGAAACGTCATCTTTTTTCTCTATGTCCAGCAAGGTAACGAACTCTTCAATTGCTTTGCTCATATCAACACCAGATAAGTCGTAAGCTTGCTCTTCATTAACAGTTATGGCATCGTTATATAGCGAATAATCAACCGATAAATTAAAAGGCTTATGTGCAGATATTTTCTGTAAAAGCAGATCAATACTATCACTTGTAATTTTCTTATCAACTACAAGTTTAATAATATTATTACCTACTGCTGCTCTTACTTCAGCTGCTGTAAGAGTTTTAAATGTAGTAAGATCGGTTAACGATAATTTCTTATGTTTAGGTGAAAGTTCATTTTCAAAAAACGAATAGCTAAGATCATTAAAATCTAAGATGTAATATCCTTTGACAGAGCCGGTATCACCAAAATCCATTTCAAAAGGATTACCGACATACAAAATAGTTTTCTTATCATACTTTCTTTCATCCCTTAGATGAAAATGACCGGTCATAATTAAATCTGCCTTTGCAAGCAGATCAGAGGTTTTCATACCATGATCGCAGTGCTTATGGCTATTCATCTTAAAGCTCTCAATCTCTAAATGCCCAAAAATCACATCAGACTTCTCAACATCTCTTACATCTGCACCCCAAGGTAAAAATGTACATTGCTTACCGTAGATTGTATATGTCGCGGGCTCACTTATAATTTGTATATTTTTCCATCCATTAAGAATAGAGAGTGAGTTAATATCAGATCTATCTTTATAAAACGCGTCGTGATTACCGACGAGAATAACTATATTAAACTCATCCCATAAATTAAGAATTTGATTTACGACATGAATCGTATTTACAGCAATTTCATCACGATAGTGATATAGATCCCCGAGTATAAAAATGTCTTTTATTTTCTTTTTATTGAGATCGTCACGAAGCCATTCGGCCCATTTAATAGCCGTTTCATGCCAAAAAATACTATTCTGATGTACGCCAATATGAAGATCGGCAATACAACAGACTTTATTACTTTTTGTTATAAGTTCTTTTTTATTTTTCACTCTGTAGTGTTGTAATTATCATCTGCAGGTTCAACGTATATATGCGCGCCAGATGCAATATCCGGGTCAAGCATAAGATCGGTATACACTTTATCGCGATATTCATTTAATACTTCATGATGCTTATTTTCTTTTTTAATACGGTTAATGAAGGCATGAAATGCAATAGTAGTAAAATATGAAAAAGGGCTAAACCCTGTATCAAGTTTAAATTTTTGATTGCGCAATGCTGAGAACATCTTAACGATTGCATCTCCGATCATATCGTCTTTGTAAGAATAGTTGATAAAATTAGGTGCATAGGATAATCCGTTAGCAATTTTAGTTAAGCTCTCTCCAAGTTTTTGTGTCACAAAACCAGACTTATAATATGCACGTATCTCTTCTTCAAACTCTTTACCGTTTACATAATGTACTTTTTCTTTTGGTTTAAGTTTTCTTCCCGTAGGTGTAACTGTTGGCGGTAAAACAACACCTTTAGAAATAATATTCTTGAGCTCCGGATCGCTCTCAATTATTTCCTCTTTTGAAGGTTTAACCTTCTTAGATTTCATTAATTCTTTTGATGGAGTATTTAATTTTTTCTTTTTCATAAAGTGCGCGACGTTTTTCCATATGAGCTAGGCTATATTTGAAATTATCTGCAATGTCGAATATTATAAGCTTATCTTTATCCTTATGCAAGCGAAGACCTCTTCCAATCGATTGAACTATCTTAATTTTCGCTTTTCCGCCGCATGCAAAAACAATATAATGTAGGTTTTTAATATTAATACCAGTAGAAAATATTTTTGAAATAGCGACAACGACAATGTCAGTTCTTTTCTCCATAAGCTGTCTAATTTCATCTCTCTCAGCTACTTCGACTTCACCGCGTATAAAATAGCACTGTTTTTCCGGGCATTGTTCTTTTATTGCTTTGTATAATAATTCTCCATGCTCAATGTAATCAACCAGAATTAGGGAATTATTTGTAAGCTTGCAAACAATTTTGCTTATAACATTATTTCTAAACCCGCTTCTCATTAAAAATCTTTGCTCTTCGCGATAAAGATTTGACGACGATATTACGACATCTTTAAACGGGTCTTCATTATAATTTAGTTCTATGATTTGCACCTGCACGCTACTTACATAACTTTCTAATCGAAGTTCATAGCTGTTCTTTTCATATATTACAGGGCCGATTTTACCTATAATATTCCACTGATCCATTAAGCCCTCAGGCATTGTACCGGTAAAACCAAATCTAAAAGGTGTTTTTATTTTTTTAAGAATTTTGTTTACTTCATTGCCTTTGCGTATTTTATGTACTTCGTCAACTATTAAGACATCAATTGTTTCAAGCCAAGATAAATCTGTATTCTTGCTTTGTAAGATACCTAAATTTGCTATAGTAACGTTGGCTTCGTTTTTTAATTCATAACTGCCTGTCCACTTTCTAACAGAAAATGGAACGTTATATGATGAAAAATCTGAAGACGTCTGTTCTACTAGTCCTAAATCCGGTACAATATATAAACAATTAAATTTTGATCCATATAAAAGAAATAATTTTGTAAGTAAAGAAGCAGCAGTAAGTGTCTTTCCGCCTGCTGTAGCAAGTATGATTGTACCGCGGCCGATTGATAAAGCTTTTTTAACAATTTCTTCTTGATAATCTCTCAATGGTAGTTTAAGAGGTATCGGGTCGTATGAAAATCTTGTATCAGATTGAAGGTTTTTAACAGGCATAATAATCTCAAGAAGAGATTCATCTGTCTTTACTTCTCCGACATATTGATTGTTATTGAGATATTTTCTTATTTCAAAGTAAAGGCCTGGGTCAAATCTGCCTGTTGGTGTTATTGCATAAGTTCTTTGCGGTAAAAATCTTCCGTATCTTTTTCTCATAAAAAAAGCAGCTTCATTTTTAACAGAAAATGCTTCTCTTATTTCTTCAAATTTATCACCAGAAATAATACCGACCCCTTTATTAGAGTCAAAAGAAAAATTAATCATGTTGTCTCTAGCTTAATAATATCAACAAGATTTTTTATATCATAAGATGTCGAGCTCAACGTTTTTTCTGACTTTTCTAGTAGCTCAATGATAAGCTCTAACTCTTTTATTTGTGTATCAATCCCAATTACTTCACTATGCTTATCTGCAGTACGCTCAACAACTGGTGTAGCTAATTTTACCGGGCTTTGTTCTTGTATTTTATCAACTAATGTACGTTTTAATAGCTCGCGCTTCTTACGTAACTCATTGATTTGTAATTTATGTCTAATGCATCTACCGGCCCATTTATGCTTAATACCAGGTAGTTTTAACTGATAATCTTTGAGAATAAGCTCGTCTATTTTTAAGTCGTTTTCTAGTTCTTTTATGTAATCTTCTAGTAGCATTAACTTAAATAATAGTATACATCTATATGAAATCAATAGGTTTATTCGAATCAAAGTTTTGCAAACTTCTTGAAGAAGATAATGTTGCAGGTGGTGTCGGTAGTGCTTTTGGTACCGGTACTTTAGCCCCTGTAGGTGATTTTGGAAATCAATTTCCATCACAAAATGATGATGCTTACGCGCCAGGTGATGCTAGAGTTCCAAAAATATTAGGCGCTAAAAAGAAAAAAAAGAAAAAAGATAAGTTCTTAATCCAACGTCGCCCGCTTCCAGGCCTTAGCCTTTAATAGACAAGAAGCTAAATAAAGTATGGATCTCGGTCATTGGCTACTTTCAGAAGGTATTCTTTTAAATGAAAATACGTTTGGCTTTATTTATGAAATAACAAATACAGTTACAAGTAAAAAGTATATTGGTAAAAAGCAGTGTAAATCAAAATTAAAAAGAAAACCATTGAAAGGCAAGAAGAATAAACGTATTGAAATAAAGGAATCAGATTGGAAGGAATATACCAGTTCATCTAATGAACTAAATGAAGACATAAGGAAATACGGTAAAGATAAATTCATATTTAAAATTTTACGTGCATGTGGGTCCAAATGGGAATTAGCTTATTATGAAATAAGAGAACAACTAGAAAAAAACGTTCTACTAAGAGATGA